CCCTTGCCCGAAACCGCTTTATGCGACGACGACCAGCGACACGCTCGTACCCGTTCCCGACTTTGTGCTGTACCAAGATCAGGCGATGGAGTTGGACATTCTCTCCGACCGCATTGACGGGTTGGTAAAGGCGCTGCGTGTGCGTGGCGTGTACGACGCCAGCCAGCCCGCTTTGCAACGCTTGCTCACAGAGGGCGACAACAATGCGCTTATTCCAGTTGATAAGTGGATGGCTTTCAGCGAAAAGGGCGGCCTTAAAGGAAGCATTGACCTCCTCCCGCTTGACACGCTCGCAAATGCGTTACTTAACTGCTACCGAGCTAGAGAGGACATCAAAAGCCAGATTTACGAAATCACGGGCATCTCGGACATCATCCGAGGCACCTCGTTCGCCAGCGAAACCGCGACCGCGCAGCAAATCAAAGGCCAGTACGCGGGATTAAGACTGCGCTCCATGCAGGAGGACGTTGCCCTCTACGCCTCCGAGATCATCAAACTTAAAGCGCAAGTGATGTGCCTGCACTTCCAGCCTGACACGATCCTTGCCTACGCTGCCGCAGGGCAGATGACGCCATCGGATCAACAATTGATCCCGCAGGCCATGCAGTTGCTGCGTGACAAGCCGCTGCGCAATTTCCGCGTGGACATTGCCGCCGATAGCCTTGTGATGCTGGATGAGAACCAGAACAAGCAGGATCGGATGCAGTTCTTGCAGGCGTTTGGCGGGTTCCTTGCGCAAGCGTTGCCCGTCGGCCAAGCCTCCCCGCAGATGGTGCCGATGATGATGGAGTTGCTGCGCTTTGGGATGCAGGCGTTTAAGGCCGCACGCCCGATTGAGGGTCAGATTGACGCTACGTTGCAGCAGTTGCAGCAGGCCGCGATGCAGCAGCAGCCCGACGGCGAGCAGCAGGGCAAGCAGGCCGAGTTGCAGCAGAAGGGGCAGATGGAAGCCTCCAAGATGCAAATGGAATCGGCGCTCACGCAGGCCAAGTTGCAGCATGAGTTCCAGATGGAGCAGGTGCGCACGCAGGCCAAGATGGCGATGGAGCAGCAGAAACAGCAATTTGAGGCGCAACTAAAAGCGATGGAACTGCAAAGCCAGCAGGCCGCAGCCAAATACAAGGCTGATGTGGACGCCCAGACCAAACTCATCATCGCGCAAATGGGCAAGACCATGCCCACTCCGTCATTTGAGCAATGAAACGCACTTACGTTTACATGGATGGCGAGTTTGTAGAGCGCAAGAAGGACGCGCAGGGCCGCTATCACTACGTCCAGCCGGACATTCAGCCTTACAAGAGCATGATTGACGGCAGCATGATTACCTCGCGCTCACAACACCGTCGGCACCTCAAGGCAAACGACTGCATTGAGGTGGGCAACGACGATCCCGCACGGCATTTGCCAAAACCCAAGGTGGATAACAGCCGCCTTGAGCGTTTGAAGTGGGAAGTGAACCAGCGCATGACGAATGAGCAGGCTGATCGGGTGATCCGGCAGCTACGCCAAGAGTTGAACTTTACCAATCCCCACAGGAGAGGCTAATCGTGGACGTTGAAAACCAGAATACGGAAGCCCCACAGGCCGAAGATTCCCGGCGAGCGATGTTAGAGCAGGGTTTTGAGGCTATTGAGAAGGGCGAACCTGTAGAAACCATTGGGCAGCGCGACGAGAAAGGTCGTTTTGCGCCTCGCCAAACCCAGCTTGAGCCAGAACCCGAAACCGACGCTGAACCGCCGGTATGGAAACGTCCCCCTGCGTCGTGGAAAAAGGATTTCCATGAGATTTGGGCTAAAGCCGACCCAAAGATGCAGGAATACGCATGGCAGCGTGAGGAGCAGATGCGTGCGGGCGTGGAACCGCTGCTTTCTAAGGCACAGTTTGCCGACGCGATGCAAGAAGCCATCCAGCCCTACATGAACACGATTCAGGGGCTGGGATTGCAGCCCGAGAAAGCCGTGGCGGCGTTGATGGAGGCCGACCACAAGCTGCGGAACAGCGACCCGCAGACGAAACTGGCTTATTTTTACCAGCTTGCGCAGTCCTACGGCATCAATTTGGGTGCCGCGCAGCAGGGCGCAGCGCCGCAGGGTGCGGTGCCGCAGGGCAGCGTTGACCCGATGGTGTATCAGCTCCAGAACGAGCTGAACAACGTGCGCGGCGAGGTTATGGGCTGGAAACAGCAGCAGGAGATGCGTGAAAATCAGACGCTTCTCAACGAGATCAATCAGTTCAGCTCAAAGGCTGAACATTTTGAGGACGCCAGACCGACCATGATTCAACTCCTACAGAGTGGCATGGCCGAAACGCTGGACGAAGCCTACGAAAAGGCCATCCGATTGAACCCTGACTTGTTTGAGCAGGTAAACAAGGCCCAACAGGCCGAGATTGCCAACAAACAGGCCAGAGAGGCCAACAAGGTTGCGAAAGCAGCCAGAGCAGCAGCGGTGAGTGTCAGAAGCGCCACACCCGGCGTTAACACGGCTCCCAAAGGCGGCGACCGTCGTGCGATTTTGGAGGAGCAGTTTGCCGATCTGGAATCGCGTTTGTAATTAACTGATATAGGAGACTTCAAATGGCATTTGCCAACTCTAGTATCAGCGACATCATCGCTACTACGATCCAGAGCCGTAGCGGTGAACTCGCTGACAACGTGACCAACAACAATGCGTTGTTGCGTCGTCTTAAAGAGCGTGGGAACGTCAAGACGTTCTCGGGCGGTAACGTGATCCTTCAGGAAATCATGTACACCGATCCGACCACGAACAACACCAACTCGTACTCGGGTTATGAAGTGTTGAACGTCGGTCAGAACTCGCCCATTTCTGCGGCGCAGTTCTCCATCACGCAGTACGCGAGTGCGGTGACGATCTCGGGTCTGGAGATGATCCAGAACTCGGGCAAGGAGGCCATCATTGACCTTCTTGACGGTCGTATGTCGGTTGCGGAAGCGCAGCTGGCTAACCGCATCAGCGGTGACCTGTACGGTGATGGCACCGGCAACGCGGGCAAGAACCTCACGGGCCTTGCTGCGGCTGTGCCGGATGACCCGACCACGGGAACCTACGGCGGCATCAACCGCGCCGTGTGGTCGTTCTGGCAGTCCAAGGTGTTTGATGCCTCGGTGAGTGGCTCGGGCGTTGTTTCGCCGACCACCATTCAGGGGTACATGGACGCCCTTGCTGTGCAGCTCATCCGTGGCACCGACAAGCCTGATCTGATCGTTGCAGACAATAACTTCTACCGTTATTACTTGCAGTCGCTTCAGAACATTCAGCGCGTGACGGACAGCGGTTCCAGCATGGCTGGCGCGGGCTTTGCCTCCCTCAAGTATTACGGCGCAGGCATGGCCTCCGACGTGGTGCTGGACGGTGGTATCGGTTCGTCCACCTACAACAGCGGTTCGGGCAACGCAAACCATATGTGGTTCCTGAACACCAAGTACCTGCACTTCCGTCCGCACAAGGATCGCAACTTTGTGCCGATTGGCGGCGAGCGGCAGGCCGTTAACCAAGACGCCATTGTGAAGCTGATTGGCTGGGCAGGTAACTTGACCTGCTCGGGCAGCCAGTTCCAAGGCGTGTTGATTGATTAAGGGGGCATAGGAAATGTCTATCTCTACTAGTGCATTGATCGGTGTTGCACTTGACTACACCGATAGTTCGCCCTCCTTTGCAACTGGCACCACGGTCAACCTGAGCGATGGCGGTCAGGCGGTCTATGTGCAGGCGGCTTCCACGGTGTCTACCTACATGGCGGTTTCCGTCCGTGTGGATAACACCGTTGTGCCGCTGACCACGACCAACTCGGCAAACAGCAAGGCCATTGGCTTTGCGCAGGCGTCCATTGCCTCGGCCTACTATGGCTGGGTGCAGTTGGGCGGCAAGCCGCGTGTCAATGTGTTGGCGGCGTGTCAGCCCAATGTTCCGCTCTTTACCACCTCCACGGCTGGCTCGCTTGACGACGCCACCGTGACGGCGGGATTGGTTGCGGGCCTTGTGGCAACCACCTCGGCGGCATCGGCTTCGGCTCCGACTTGCGTTGCGGGTTACCCGCACGTCCTGACGGGTTTGAACGCCTAATGCAGCCTCTGGAGATCACGGTACAGGCGGCAGGTACGGCAGAGGAGCTTTGCTCCAACATCCGTTCTGCGCTTGGCCGTGGTCTACCAGAACTGACCCTTGCTCCCATCAAGCACGATGGCAACATTGTCTTGGTGGCGAGCGGGTGGTCTATGCCTGACTACATTGACGAGATCAAGGCGCACCGCCGAGCCGGTCGCCCGATTGTGGCCGTAAAGGCCGCACACGACTTCCTAGTGGAAAACGGCGTTAACCCTGATATGTGGGTCAATCTTGACCCGCGTGACCGTACAAACGGCATCCAGCGGCTTAATGACCATACGGTGTATATGCCAGCCTCGCGCTGCCCACCGTCCACGTTTGATTACCTGAAGGGCCGCAAGATATTGCTGTGGCACTCGTGGGCTCCCGGCCCCGAAATGGAAGCAATCGGCGCAAACAAAGTGGCCGTAGGAGGTGGAACGACCTCGGGTTTGCGAGCGGTCAACATCGGTTACCTGCTCGGGTTCCGCAACTTTACACTATACGGTTACGACTCCTGCAATCGTGCGGATGGCGTCAAGCGGTTTACGGGCGATGTCACCGGCCCTGCCATTGATGTATTTGTCGGCGGCCCGACAGGCAAAAAGTTCAACTGCAACATGGCAATGGCGCAGCAGGCGAACGAGTTTCAGAAACTTTTTGATGTGATGGGCGATATAACGGTAGACGTTAAAGGCCCGGGGTTGATTGCCGAAATCATGCGCGTGCGCGACCAGCGCAAGGCCGCGTAATGGCAATCCCTAGCAGGGTTTTGGGATCAGGCGTTAACAGCCTGTCCACCGTGTCCATTTGTGGCGACGGCAATGCCTCGGTGACGGCAGCCGGTACATCAGCGGGAAACGCCACCGCGATCACTTACGTTTACAACAACGTCACGACGGTTGGCTCTAGCGCAGGCGTTAAACTCCCGCCAACCGAGATGGGCGAGACAATTTGGGTAACAAATTCGGGCGCAAACGCGCTGACCGTTTACCCGTATGAATCCACCACGCAAATAGACGGCGGGTCGTCCTCAACGGTAAATATTGGCTGTTCGGCAGCATTTTTTGCCGTGAGCAATAGCCGTTGGGAGGGTTTGCAAGGCTTTAACTCGGCGGTGCCGATTCTGCATTACGGTGCGTTTTCGGACACCACGTTGCAGACGGCGGCCTCCATCAATACCGCCTATGCCATGACGTTTAACACGACCGATAGCAGCAATGGCGTATCTATCGGGTCACCGACCTCGCGCCTTGTTGTCGCTAATCAGGGCGTCTACAACGTCCAGTTTTCGGCGCAATTAGACGAAACCTCGGGCGGTACGGCAAACATTCACATTTGGCTGCGTAAAAACGGCACAAATGTGCCAAATTCAGCCAGTACGGTTGCGTTGCAAGGAACCTCGGCGCGGTTGGTCGCTGCGTGGAACTTTGTTATTCAGCTTGAAGCCACCCACTACGTTGAGTTGATGTGGGCAACCGATACCACAAACGCTAGAATCCTCGCAGCCAGCGCCACAAGCGTATGGCCTGCGATTCCTTCAGTTATCTGCACCGTAACACAGGTCAACAACCTGTAATCCCCACAGGAGAAACGGACAATGTTAGACAGCGATGTAAACAACGCCGATGCCCAACTTCATGTTGAGTTTTACACCAAGGAAGATGGCCCACGAAAAGGCAAAGCCTATGTGCGCATCATGGCCCCGGGTGACAAAACCAACATCATTGAGCAACCGGCGCGGGACGATCATAAGCAACGGTTTCCCCGGCAATGGCTGTATTTCCAAATGCAGCAGAACGAGGACGCCGCGCAGCAGATCGGCACCCCGCTGTCGCAATGGCACCGTGATTATCCCGAGGAAGTTAACAAGGATCAGATCGCTGAACTGAATATCCTTAAATTTGTGACGGTGGAGCAGTTGGCGCTGGCCTCTGACGGGCAGTTGCAGCGCGTCGGCATGGGCGCGGTGGGTTTGCGTGAAAAAGCCCGCCAGTACCTCAACCGCAAGAATCGCACCGAATCTAACGCGGAATTGGCCGATACCAAGCGGCAGTTGGCAGAATTGCAGGCGCAGCTTGCGGAACTGACCGCTGACGCTCCCAAGCGGCGGGGCAGACCGCCTAAATTAGCGGAGTTGTAGTATGGGCAGCACGATGATTCAGCTCATTCAGCAATGTACGAATGAGTTAGGCATACCCACACCCAGCACGGTCGCTGGCAATACGAGTCAGGAAACCGTGCAGTTGCTGGCGCTGATGAACGCCGTGGGATATGAGCTGTTGCGTCGTGCTGATTGGCGAGAACTGACCAAGCCGCATACGTTTTACACCGAAGCAACGTCTACCACGGGAACGTGGACAACGAGCAGCTACACGATCACCGGCATCCCCTCTACGGCAGGGCTGTCTACCTCGTATCAGGTGCAAGGCGTCGGCATTCCGAACGCGACCTACGTTACGGGCGTAACCAGCGCCAATTCGGTGACGATTAACTACGCACCGACCGAAGCACAGGTTGGCGGCCAGTTGACGTTCCAGAAGGTTAAGTACGATCTGCCGAGCGATTACAACAGTACGGTCAATCGCACGCATTGGGATAAATCTAAGCGTTGGGAAATGCTTGGCCCAGAGTCTGCACAACAATGGGAATGGCTGCTTTCGGGATATATCAGCACCGGCCCGCGTGTGCGCTGGCGCTTGTACGGCAAATACTTTCAGATTTGGCCGGGAATGAACGCAGGCGAGTTGCTTGGGTTTGAGTACCGCAGCAACGCATGGGTAGAAAGCGCGGCAGGCTTGCCAAAAACCAGCTTTACCGTTGATACGGACACCTGCATTTACCCTGACCGCCTCATCGTCCTTGGCACTAAGCTCAAGTATTTTGAGGCCAAGGGCTTTGACACAACGGCGCTGTACCGCGATTACTTGATGGAGTTTGATACGGCAGTCGCGCAAGACGTTGCCGCCGCAAACCTCTCCTTTGCCCCGCGCCCGGGTACGGTGTTGATCGGCTACGACAACATCCCTGACAGCGGTTACGGTACGGATAGCCAGTAATGGCCTCGCCCGTCCGTCGCAGTCGGCTGATCCAACGCACGCAGGCGAACGTCGCCTCGCTCCCCGCTCCCGTGGGCGGCTGGAACGCCCGTGACGCACTTGCGAACATGGCCCCGACGGATGCGGTGACGTTAGATAACTTGTTCCCGGGCGTGTCTAGCGTGACGTTGCGCGGTGGCTACGACAAACACGCCACGGGCATGACGGGTCAAATTGAAACCCTGATGACCTATAGTGCGGGGGCCACAGACAAGCTCTACGCAATTGTTGGCGGCAACATTTACGACGTTACGGCAGCAGGGGCTGTGGGTGCGGCAAAGGTCACAGGGCTTTCCAATAGCCGCTGGGAATACGCCAACATCACAACCTCGGCAGGCGGGTATTTGTACGCCGCGAACGGTGTAGACAAGCCTCGGCTGTTTGACGGCACGACATGGACGGCTATTGACGGCGCTTCCACGCCCGCCATTACAGGCGTTACGACCACTACGTTAATGCAGCCCACCCTGTTCAAAAACAGGATGTGGTTTATTCAAACCGATTCGCTCAAAGCATGGTATTTGCCGACCGCCTCGGTGGGCGGCGCGGCAGCCTCGTTAGACCTATCCTCGGTTGCCAAACTTGGCGGCAAACTGGTTGCGATGGCTGCGTGGACGATTGACGCAGGCTACGGCGTAGATGACAACCTTGTGTTTGTCACCGACAAGGGCGAGGTCATCGTTTATCGCGGCACCGATCCCTCAAGCGCCTCCACATGGGCGTTAATCGGCATTTGGGTCGTGGGCGCACCGATTTCGCGGCGTTGCCTGATGAAGTACGGCGGCGATCTGCTGGTGTTGACGTTAGACGGTTTGGTGCCGCTTGCCTCGGCATTGCAGTCCTCGCGTCTTGATCCCAACGTCGCGCTGTCAGACAAGATTCAGGGCGCGTTTGCGGTTGCGGCGCGGACGTACAAAAACAATCACGGTTGGGCGTTGCAGTATTACCCGAACGCCAACGCATTGATTGTCAACATTCCGATTGCCGCAGGATCGCAGCAACAGTTTGTGATGAACAACATCACGAAGGCGTGGTGTCGGTTTACAGGCTGGTATGCAAACTGCTGGGCGCTGCTCGGGGATGAGGTGTATTTCGGCAGCGATGGTTACGTTGCAAAGGGTTGGACAACCGGCACAGGCGGCGCAGGGTTCAACGACAACGGTCAGGTGATTTACACCAAGGCTTTGCAGGCGTTTAACTACTTTGACACTCGTGGCGTTATTAAATATTTCACCCGTGGCCGCGTCACGACGTACAGCAACGGCCAACCGACCATCGGCGTTGGTATCGCTGTGGACTTCCAAACCGATGACTTCCTTGGGGCATTTTCGTTTGTAGCAACAAACTATGGCTTATGGGATGTCGGGCTTTGGAATCAGGCCATTTGGGGTAGCAATACGATTGCTAACAATACGGTCGTGGGTTTGAGCGGCATAGGTTATTGCGGCGGCATTATTTTCAATAGCAGCAGCAAAAACGTGTCGCTGGAATGGGCCTCAACGGATGTGGTGTATCAACTCGGATGGGCTGGAATATAGTCAGCGGCCCTCAAGTGGGGGCATGGGTTACCGCGCAGACGGAAGGGGCGTTTGACCCCGTTCGGTCGGTCGCTATCGGCCTAGAGCGGGACGGCGAGTTGGTCGCGGGGACGGTTTACGAGAATTGGAACGGGAGATCGGTCGTTTGCCACATTGCTTGGCAGCGAGTGACCCCAGCTTATATGGCGGCGGTGTATGACTATGCGTATAACGTCGCAAATGTTGATAAGATCATAGGGCCAATTAGCAGCAACCATACCCGGGCGCTCGCATTGGTCAGCAAGATGGGATTCTCGGAAGAAGCGCGGATTAAGGACGCCGCACATGACTCTGGGGATATTGTTTTGATGACGCAGACACCCGACAAGTGTCGTTTCTTGGAGCCTCGGTATGGGCAAAAAATCACCGGCACCGCCACCGGCACCTGATTACACCACTCTTGCGATCAAGCAGGGTGAGGCCAACTTGGCTGCTGCCAAGCAGTCGGCGTATATGTCTAACCCGAACATATACACCCCGACCGGCACGCAAACGGTCACTTGGACAAAAACGCCGCAGGTAGACACCGACGCCTATCAAAAGGCGCTGCAATCATATTATGACCGTCTTGCGGTAAATCCTGATTACGCAGGCCCAGAACCGACTCAAGAACAATACACGACGTTTATTGAGCAGCCGACGGTTCGGCAGACCATTGATCCAAACGCCGAAGCGGCATTACGCCAGCAAGAGTTGGCGCAGCGATATATGTCGGAAGCCGCAGCAGGTGCGGCGCGTGGCCTTGGAAACCTTGGCATTGCATCAGCTTTTGATGCCCGTAGCATCCCGGGATTGCGTTATGACCTTCCGTACGCCGGTGGGGTAGAGCGTTACACCCAGTTACAGGAAACGCCGGGTTACACCGACATTGGTTATGCCAATCAGGGGTTAATTAACGCACCAACCGCCGGTTATACGCCTTACGGTGCGTATAACGTTGAAGCATTGCCCGGGCAAATCACCGCAGGGGAACGTGCTAACGTTAATTTGCCGGTGCAAGGCGCAATTCTGCCGTTTACAACGGGCATTGAGCGTGCAATGGCTGGGCCTGCTGCGCCAACAGACCTCGGACAAGCTAATGCCGGCCCCTTTGCGCCGGTTTCTGCGCCGTCAGGTCAAGCCTTTGGCACCGCAGGTGCTGGCCCCGCAGGCGGTTTGTTTGGGCTGGCTGGTGCTGGCCCTCAAGGCGTAAATTTTCAAGGTCTTGACTTAACCGGCCTTGGCGGCCCGCAGGCTGCGCCCGCGCAGGGTCAGTTTGGCTACGCCCAGCAATTTGTGGGCGGCCCACAGTTGCAGGGCCAGATTGATATGGCAGGGCTTGCCGCCGCCCCCGTGCAGGCAGGCACAACGGCGCAGCAAGCGATCATGTCGCGCCTTGCCCCGCAGTTGCAGGGAGAACGTCAGGCGCTTTACACACAGCTCATTAACCAAGGTCTGCGCCCGGGTGGTGAAGCGTTTAACGCCGCCATGCAATCGCAGATGCAGAAAGAAAACGATCTGCTTCTGCAAGCCGCCGCGCAAGGCATCAGCCTTGACCAAGCCGCTCGCCAACAGGGTTTTGCCGAACAGCAAGCCCGCGCCATGTTTGCCAATCAGGCGCAATTACAGGGCTTTGGGGCGGGCATGGAGCAGGCGGGGTTATACAACGTCGGCCTCGGCCAAAACGTCCAACAAGCCCTCGCAACGCAAGCCGCGCAGAATCAGGCGCAGCAACAGGCGTTCCAGCAGCGGTTGCAGGCGGGTGAGTTTGGCCGCG